CTCGTAACTTCTCTAAGTGGAATGGTGAAGCTTCCAACAAAGCTGAATGACTGAAAAAGGTCAATAACGCTGGAGTACCAGCAGTCAAAACTCCTTGGTTGATGATAACAGGTTGTGAAAGCAATTGATGCAATGCTAACTTACTATAATCAACCGAGGACACAACATCGTACCGCTTCCCGAAAGAAACGTCAACGGGTGTTGTGACCTTTGCAGAATCATCAGCTGTGAAAGCTGTAGTGGCATGTGTCTGGTGGGACTGATCGTTAACAACGTCAGTAGCCGCATCAGATTGAACTAAATGTTTATCTTGCGAATCAGCAGTCCATTTAATTCACATGCGTCGGTGAACCAACCAAACGCATGCTACCCAGCTGGCCTGGACTTTATACACTGTCCTGGTCCGGTAAAGCTCAAAAGCTCAGTGTCTTTGGCCCCCAAAGCCAATGTGCGCGAGTTTAGACTGGGTATTGAATCCCACGCACACGGTAACCAGAGGGGGTTGTTGTGCCTTAAAGGCGCTCCATGAGCCACTCAGGCTCATAGTTCACGGTGGCGTACAATGCTGTCTTGAATGGAACTACTTCGAGCTCCTCTCCAAAAGCATCAACCACCAAAGGCGCCAACTTGGCAACCTTCCTCTCGTACAGCTTTCTGCCATGCAGACTCCACTCACGCATAGCGTTTTCACAGTTATCCAAAGTAATGGAATCACTGCTACCACCTCGCTTTGTGTAATCAAGCATGGAGTCAATCGTCGAAAGGTCCAAAGGACAAACATACCTCCCCAATGTGTCATCAAACCTGAAAGTCCTCTTAAGGAAGCTCACTTCCTTGATAGAACGCCACATCGGGGGGTTTTTGTCCTCCTTGTTGTCACTAGTGTACTTCAAACCAAATGCTGGAAAACTATCCATCATAGTTTTCTGGTTGAAGAACCCGATGAACTCGTCAGAAACGTTGACCAGGTTGTCATCACCATACATTAAAAGCTGCACGTTGTCGTTAAACGCTTTTAACGCTAGCTGAGGCGAGATGAACTGACCTTGAGTGCACTTCAACCAACACAACCTAAATGCGATCATACCAAAAATAGAATTCATGATACTCGTCATTGGGTTGCCCGAGGGCATACCATGGTCAAGCTCATAAACGAACCCTGAAGACCTATGGTATGGCTGAGCCAAAGTTACGGCCATCACATCCATGATGCGTAAATCACGCTCAGATGTGAGGCCCGTGAGTCTCTTCATCACTTCCATAACAGCATGGATGAGCTGCCCAGATTGAGAATTGTCATAACCGGAAAAATCTCCAGCAATGACCTTCTTGCCCTTAGATTGCATGGTTCTTGCCAAGATGTCCCATTCCGCAGAATATGGGTTGGTGCCCACAGCAATCTCATTGAAGATGCGTCCCTCCATGAGATCGTTGCACACCCATCCGTAATACATGCGATACATGATGGTGTATGGCAACGAACAAGCAGAAATCATGCGAGTCTTGCCAATCTCAACCTTAGAAATCGGCAACTTCTCGTCCTTGAGGAAGTCCAAAAAGACTCTGTCCTCAGGAACAATAGACTCACCCATCTCATCGAGCTTATCCTCAACGTACTCACGAAGTTCCAATGCGAGCTTGGAGTCAAAGGTGTACTCCATGTCATCACCGAAGATGTCTTTCTTGCCGCTACGGATTTCAGGCTTATCCAAGCCATAATCACCGGCACTCGTCCCGCGTGGAATGCCACGGATGAACTTCTTGCCGTCCACACCACCACTGCCTCCTCAAAAGACAACTTCTTGCCCTTATTCTTGACACACTTGCTTAAAGTCCTATAAACGTCGCGAACAACGTGCTCAAGGAGATCAGGATCAATATACACATTGTAACTGTCCTGTCGAATGTGAGCAAGCTTGCGTGGATCCTGCAAAACACCATCCTTCATGAATGGCGCCAAGCGCGCCACATCCTTCGTGGGTGGCGCCATGGCTCCGTAAAGCTTCGACTTGCAAATTGCGGTCTTTGTAGGTGCATAGAAATTCTTCTCGTCTGGGCGAACCACGACATGGCAAAGTTCCTCGTCCTTGAAGAAATCACCTTCGACACTCACGTCTGCATGAATCACTGGCTGCTTACCGAACACATCAAGCATTTCGCGCAACTTCTCCTGGGTCACAATGTTAGCCAAGCCCTTCTTTTTGCCGCCGTCAACAAAGCCGGCCATATGCAATCCGATGATACGTTCTTGAGAGTTGGCGTAATCACCGGTGTATGCAAGAAGGGATCCACAATCACCCGTCTGTGTATCAGCATCGTATACGATAAGATTATCGTGATAATTGCCGTTAACACGTACGGGCTTATTGTATGCCCTCTTGGCAACGTCCCAAATCATGAGACACTTCGGCGCTTTGGGCGCGAACAGAGCTGTGTTAAAATCCCTGTTGTTCGTGATGGTCTCATTCGAAACGAAATGCTTTACAATGTCCCTGCAAACATTGAACGACTTGTCAAACTTCACAACGACAGCATCAGCACCAACATCAGCAGAAATGTTGTCGTCATCAAGGAAATGTGCAATGGGCACAAACTTCACATTCTTGACATTGCTGTGGGACACAAGTTTGATGTACTTGTGCCCGTGCTCAAAGGCCTCACGAAATTGCGGTATGTAATGCCAATTCATGAGGCCACACGTACCAGAAACCATGGTAATGGTGCCAGCACTCTCAGTGCGCTCGGGGTCGTCATGCTCCTTGTACATGTGGAACACATTGCGATCGAGAATAGAAGACATCAGCTTGTTGTGAAACAACTTTACTGTGCCACCATTCTCGAGCAACTCGGCCTCATACTTTGGTTGAAGCAGAGAATCCTCCGACTTCTTACCGAAAAAGTGTGAGAAAATCTTCACAGACACAATGAATGCCGCCACAATTCCAAGAACCACGAGAATCCTCTTCACATTAGATCGTGCGGCAAAATCGAAAAAGCGCTTGACACCATTGTCAAACATCTTTCTCATTCGCGCTGCAAGATTGCGGAACAAATTGAAACCACGATCAATGACATTTCCTGGCCTGCGGAAGAACTTGCGGATGGGAGCAAAAATGCCCTCATACTGAACCTCGGTATCAGCCTCAATATCATTGATCAGAGCTTCATCATGTTCAACGTCCCTGGTAGCTTGTGTTAGCATCTCGTCACGCCGTTCACGCAGTACGTTTAGCAATGCCAAATGCTCAGCCTCGTGTTTCTTGTACCTCTTGACCATTTCCTCAACACACTCAGCATAGTTCATCACCTTATCGGTAACAAACGTCTGTTGTGCTGGGTTGACCAACTTCTGCAAGCGATACTCACACGCATCAAGCTCAAGAATTTTGTTGAGCTTGCTCTTATCCAAACGTCGATCCTTTGCGGGCTTGTCCATGGTGGCATCAGTGCAGAACTCGCGTCGTGGCACCATGTCAATGAACATGTCGAAGCGCCTGACGAAAGCCTCAGGAATCGCAATAGACGGGCTGTAGTACTGGTAAAGGTTGGTTGTGCAAAACACCATAGGTGAATTAAACACAACCTTGCCCTTCCTGGATAACTCAGCAGCATCCATGCGGCAAGGAGCAACGTTGCCCCAACGAATGATCTGCTGCATATCATCGTTTTGACCCTTTTGAGTCAGGAACTGACCCATATCGTCCACGATGACACAATGCTGACCATTGTAACCGTTGGCGAAACCCTCTTCTGGCAAATACAAGTATGTATGTGCAGAAGGGTTCTTGGCGAACTCAGCTCGCTCGTGCTCTGGCAAGCACTCCAACAACACCTGCTCAATGAAAGCACGTGCAATGTAAGACTTGCCAACACCAGAGCTGCCACGCAGGCACACAATCAGCGGAACCTGACGCTCATTGGATCCAAATCCAATGCTGGTGTAATGAGCTTCCATCTTCTCAAGCAACTTCATGAAAAGTTGCGATAATAAGCCATACCAGCAGTAAGACCTTCGTCCTTCTTGGACAACATAGCACCCTCCTTGAGCAAGGTATCCACTAGGCGAGCACTCGCGATATCATCGGAGAGCTCACCTTCCCTGTACTTATCG